CTAGTGTTACAACGAAAATTGAAGGATTACTTCCTTTAAAAAATCGTTTAAGTACAATACAGAAAAAAGGGCCAGAAACTGTACATGAAGTTTTAGTAAAAAAAGCAAAATTAGTGTTACGTAATGCAAAGGTTCTTGTACCAATACGTTATGGAGATTTAAAACGTAGTGCAAGACTTGATATATACACAAGTCCTTCATCAACAAGTCATGTTGTTGAAGTAAGTTTTGGGAAAAATCCGTTTGTACCTTATGCATTAGTGGTTCATGATAGAGTTATTGATGGACGAACAGGTAAAATCATTCGACATAAAGGCCAAACACAAGCACATTATTTATCAGATCCTTTTGATGCAGAAATAGAGAATGTCCAACGTGATTTATATGCAGCTATGATGAACTTGTTATCTATAATAAAATGAAAGAAATATATGAGTGTATTAGATGATTTAGCTTTATATCTTCAGGAAAATGGGTTTGGTCAATTAGGATCTACCATTTTTTTAGGTGTGTTACCGAGCGAACCTGCTGCATATATTGCTATTACAGAAGAATATGGTTATGACGTATTTTATACACTTGAAGAACCACAAATGCGATATGAAGAACCACGGCTTATAGTTTGGGTAAAAAATCCACGATATGAAGTAGCAAGAAATACTGCTCAAGGAGTTTATAAATTGTTCGGCGCAGTACATAATCAAACAATAAATGGAGTACGTTACTTAGCATGTAAACCTGAACATCCACCATATTTTAATGAGATTGATCCACAAAGAAACGTATTCATTATTTTTTATATGGAAGTGTGTAAAGATGTTGAATGAAATGAGTTCTAAAAGTGAATTAGTTCAAGCGATTTATGAAACAGCAACAAGTTTACATAATGAAAAAGCTATTAGTGATGAAGTCTATGAAGAAATACGGCAATTGTGTATCAACTCAGAAGATATTGAAAAGGATTCGGTAGAAGAAGAATAATTCTTCTTTATGGTTATTAAATTATTTAAGTGAAAGGGTATGATTTATGGCAAGTTTAGGTTTACACGCATGGGGTACAATTTTAAAAGTTGGTAATGGACAAACAGGGACAGAAACATTTACAGCGGTTGCTGAAATTAGTTCTATTACATCGTCATTAACAGCAGATGAATTAGATGTAACGAGTCACGATTCTCTTGATGCATGGCGAGAATTTGTACGTGGTTTAAAGAGTATGGAAATTACGCTTGAAGGAAACTACATTCCTGCATCAGCAACACATGATATGACGATAAACACAGGTATGTTATGGTTATTTGATGAAGGCACACAACGAAATTATCAGTTAGTTTTTCCTGATCCTGATAATACACAGTTTGAATTTAAGGCAATAACAGTTGAAGTAACACATACTGCTGATGTTGAAGATAAGCTTGCATTCACATCTAGGTTACGTGTAACTGGAGAACCTACATTTACTGGAGTATAATTAATATAACAGATGGAATAAATAATGAATCCTTTATGTTTTATAAAGAGATTATATATAAAATATAAAGGATTCTGTTTTCGATTAAATTATTTAATTACATTGAGATTTATTTTATGGAGGTATAAAATGCCAGTAATACAAACCGTACCATTTATGTTAGAAAAAGAACGTCATTTGCTTTATAATTGGAATGCGTTCATGAAAGCAGAATTAGAACTTACCAAACTAAAAGGAACACCCACCACAGCATTAGAAGTCTTTAAAAACATGGCTATGTTTGTTGATAAAGAGACTGTAGATTTTACACAAATTTCTCTTACAGATCTTCTTATTTTAGTATGGTCAGGGTTACTTCATGAAGATCCAAAACTTACTTTAGATAGAGTTGGAGATAATTTGCTTTTTGCAGATCTTTCAAGAGTCATTATGGCTGTAAGTGAAGCTATTGCTGCATCTATTCCAAAGGATGATGAGGTAGAAACTGTCCCTTTAGAGAATCTGACGGAGAATTAGACAAAGATCCTAGACACTTTTGGTTAAACATATGGTCTATGGCTATTTTTGATTTAGGTTTAACTGATGAATTTTTCTGGTCTATTACTCCGGTAGAATTTGATTCGATTATGAAACGATATTTAAATGCCGAAGAACGTACAGATAGAAGATATGCTTTAGGAGCATATGTTATGGTAACAAGTTGGAGTACAGGAAAAGGAGCTAAACCAAAATTTGATGATTTTATGCTCCATGATTATCGTGGTAAAAAAGAGACAAAGGCTGATTGGAAACAGTCATTGCAAGTTTTACGAGAACAAGTAGGAAAGGTTAAATAATTTAATCGGAATGAGGTAGTTCTATGGCTATAGTAGGACATGTTGCAGTTAAATTTACTGGAAATTCAACAGGATTTGTTGATTCTGTTCGTCAAGCTATAGCTGCACTTGCAGGACTCAATAAGGCTTTATATGATTCTGAAGCTGCTGGAAAAATATTTGGAAAAGCACTTACAGCTATTTCTCCCCACCTTACTTCATTTAGTCAAATTAGCGCACAAACAGCAACAGTATTAAAAAATCAATCAGCTATTTTAGGTACTGTTGCAAATTCTTTTACAAAATTAGATGCTATATTAACAAAAATAGGTGGTGCATCATTAAATTCTTTGAATGGTGTAGCAGGAGCATTAAATAAAGTTGCTCAAGCCGCTACACATGTAGGACAAACAGCACCTACTGCTTTAAATAATGTCAATAATGCTTTAGGCCAAACACAAAGTAAGATGAAATCAGTTGAAACTGGTTCAATGAGTTTACGGACTGCTTTAGGGAGTATATCAGCAGGGTTTGCTGCAAAAACAATTATATCAAGTTTTGCTGATTTTGAGCATCAATTAAATCAAGTTTTGAAACTTGTTAAACCAGAAGAATTTGGTAAAGTAACTGAGGCTTTTCGACAGATAAGTACAACAGTTCCTTTAGCAACAAGTGAATTATCAAGTTTGGCACAAGAACTTGTTCGTATGGGTGTACCTGCAAATGAATTTAGTCAGGCATTAAAAACTGCATCTGATTTACAGCTTGCTATGGGTACTTCAGCGACAGAAACATTAATAAAGATTGCACGATTTAATTCTGTATTAGGAGAAGGACACGATAAATTACGTGAAACAGCAAATATAGCTACAAATGTTTCAGATGCATTGACAACAAATCAAACAGAAATCATGCAATTAGCTTCACGATGGGCACAATCAGGTAAAGCTATTGGATTAAATAAAGAACAAATTATTGCATGGTCTGGTGCAATGAGAGCCGCTAATATCAATGCTGAAGCTGGTGGTACTGCTATGTCTGAATTAGCAGAAGTTATAGCCGCAGCAGTAACAAATGGCGGAAAAGAATTGCAAACTCTTGCTGAAATGACAGGATTAACACGTGAAGCATTTGTAGAATTACAAAAAACTGATCCAAGTCAACTTTTACAAAAGTTTTTCATGGCTACAAGTAAATTAGCGAATGATCCAGGTGGTTTAACAACTTTACATGAAAAATTAGATGTATTAGGACTTGATTCACAACGTATTAGTCGTGTGTTACAGCAAACAGGTGGAGCAGTAGATGTTTATGGACAGGCTATTGCTGCCGCAGGAATAAAAACAGATACACTTGCAAAACAAATGCAAGTAGCAACACAAGGTATGTCAGATCAATGGAAGATTTTGATGAATACGTTGAAAACGGTTTCAAACGTATTATTATCTGATGTTGGTGGAGCTATTACAAAAACAATAACACAAATACGAGATTTAGTTGCTGCTATATTGACTCTTGATCCAGCAACAGTAGATGCAGTAAAAAGTCTTGTGAGTATGGGTGCTGAATTTTTAGCTATAATTGGAACAATGTATACGGTCATAAAAGTAGCAGGTTTAGTACGACTTGCTTTTCTTAGTATGACACCTGCTGGATGGGCAGCAGCAGGCATTGCTGGTCTTATAACCCTTCGTGATCATTTACAAGATACGGAATCATGGGCACATAAAACTGCAAAAGCAATGGGATTGATGCGAGCAGAGGCAAATGAAGCGCGTAAAGCGCAAACAGCATTACGGCAAGCAGAAGCAGCAGGGGCAGATGAAAAATCGTTGATTGAACAAGTAAGGAAATTAAAAGAAGGGCAAGCTAAACTTGCAAAAGAACAAGGTGGAGATCCTGGTAGTCAATGGGCACAAGGCGAAGAAATTAAAAAACAACTTAAAGAGATTGAAACCAAATATCAAAATATGCCCGCGCTTCAAATTGAGATAAAAGGTTTAGATACTGTTGAAAAATATACTGAAACACTTGATGGATTGAAAAAGAAAAAAGAAGAAATTATAGAATCAAGAAAGAAATCTGTTATTCATTTTGAATGGGGTAATACACTTGCAAATATTGATAAGGAAATAAAGAAAAACGAAGATCTTATTGTAGTACGTAAAAAATATGATACTATGGTTGCAAATCCACCAAAACCACTTACTGTACAAGAGACTGATCCAAGAGAGCAAGCAGCAGCAGCACCTACACCTGCTCCTGCTCCTAAAGGAAAAGCTGCACCTACAGCAGTAGCTGGTATGCCCCCGACAGAATCACAAAAATTATATAATGAACTTGCAAAATCATTAGAAATTGTTGAGAAAAAATTTAAAGCAACAGGTGATGAAGAAGATAGGTTACGAGAAAAAAGTAAGCATTTAAAAAAGGCATTAGATGATATTGCAGCAGTAAATGATGATACAGCAAAAAATATTCTCACAAAAGTTGGACAGCAATATAAAGAAAACGAAGCAGCATTAGATAAATATACAAATGTAACAAAAAAAGCTATAAAAGATAGTAATGATTTTAAAGCGACTACTGCTGCATTAACAAGAGAACAACAATTATTAGGTGTTACAACAGAATCAATACAAACTGAATTAAATGCATATGAGTCTCGATTACGAGAAGTTTTAAAAGCTGGTGGTGATAATAAAACCGAAGTAGCGAGTTTAACAGCAAAAATAAAAGAATTACAAACAGCATTAGCAGATTCAAAAGCTGCCGATGCACAAAAGAAAATAATGGAAACATTGAATGCATCATTTGATAATGCTGCTATTCATGGTGGAACATATGCAGACAAAGTGAATGCTATACAACAACGTATAACAGCATTAAATACTGCACATAGGGCTTTAATTAAATTATTAGGTGAAACTTCACCAGCAGTTAAAAGTTTGGCAGATAGAATAACTGCTGAAGAAGAAGCATTAGCTCAAGCAAAAGGAGAAGAAAAATATGCGGATTTAATGGATAAAATAAAATTAAAAACCGTAGAAGCAGAAGAAGAATTTGGTGCTTTAGGTGATACTCAGGCGTATCTTAAATCACAAGTAGATATTGCAACATTTTCATTATTAGGTATGTATAAAATATTTGGAGAAGGTTCACCACAAGTACAGCAAGCAAGAGATGATTTAATTAGTGCAGCAAATGCTATGGATATTTGGACGACAGGTAAAACAAAATTAGATGCCGCAATGAAAGTAGCAGATAAAAACGCAAAAGAAGAAGAAAAAGTATGGAAAAAACTTGCTGATACTATTATGGGTGTTTCAGATCAAATTGGTGAAGCACTAGGAAATATGGTTATAGGTGTTAAAACAACAAAAGAAGAATATAAACAAACATTGAAGGAACTACTAAAAATCATCATTAAATTTGTTATTCAAGCTGTAGCACAGTTCATTATTTTGAGTATTGTTGGTGGTGCAGGTGGTGCAGGTGGGACTATTGGACAGAGATTAGGACAATCATTTAGTACAGGTTTAACTGGAAACTTTGTAACATCAATGCCAGCAAAAGCCCAAGGTGGAGTGCTTACTAGACCTACAGTATCACGATTAGCAGAAAGAGGTCCAGAAGCAGTAATACCTCTCCAAAATGGTACTGTACCTGTTTCAATATATGGTGGAATGAATACAGGTATGGATATGGGAGGTCCATCTGATCATCCATTTGAAGTAACTATTATTAACGTTGTAGAAAAAGGTAAAGCAGAATCAATGGCGAGAGACAAGAAGGCTATCATTAACACAATCAATGAAGATTTAGAAAGTAGGGGTTCAGTGTATAGATCTGTTAAAGGTGTTGCAAAGGCACGATAAGGAGAGATAAAAATGGTTGCATGGCCTGGAAGTCCTTTACCTTCTCGTATTAATCCTGTTAAACTGATAGAGGTTTTTAAGGAAATATTATACGATAGTGGTTACACCTATACTGAATCACAATATTCAAGAGGATTAAGAAAATGGGATCTTGAATATGTGTATTTAACTGCCGCACAAAAGAATAGATTTATTAAATTTCTTGTAGATGTACACTTGGCTGGATCTATTATACAATGGACGTATCCTTATGGATTTACAATAGTCAATGCACCAGAAACAACACCTATTACGATAACAACAGCATATACACATAACTTGTATACAGGTGATACAGTTATTGTAGCAGGTGTAACAGGTAACACAGGAGCAAATGGAACGTTTACAATACAAAATGTCACAGCTACTTCATTTCAATTAGTAGGATCAAGTGGTACAGGAACATATGCAGGTGGAGGAACAGCAAAATTGTATCTTCCGAATATCCGTGTAACATCTGATGAAGATTTTTTTGCTGGTTTTGGTAAAACACTTGGCCCTGATATAGATGATAGAGGAGTGTATACTTTAGCAGTAACACTTCAAGAAATATTCAAGGTAAATGATTTGCTATAGATTAAATAATTTAATGGAGGTGATATTTTGTCGTTCGCTCAATGGAATAAAAATGTATCAGACAGTATATATACTTCCGTAGCTTTAGATTTAGCTACACCTATTGGTGGACTAGCGTCAGTAGCTTTAAATTCTGTCACGGCTAGTGCAGCTTTATATTTAACACCTTCTAATACAAGTGGCTTTACAAAAGGAATAGAAAAAGGAAAATTACGGACTTTGGTAAATTTAAAATCAAGTACAAGTAATGGTTGTGGATTCGGTCTTGTTATTATGGTAGTTTCAGAGACTATTGTTACGACTGCTGGTCCTTTTTATAGGTATGAATTATTTTCAAATGGAACCTATGCTTTAGCACGATCAAATACTAATATATTAAATGTAGGAAGTCCTAATGTAACATTAAATTCTGGTTCAACAGGTATTGCTCAAAATGTAACATATGGTATAGAAATTGAATGGGTAGCTGATCCAGTAAATTTAGGTGGAGTATCTTTAGTAATACGAAAAGGAACTGCTATAGATTTTTCTAATATGGTTGTTTTAGGACAAGTATTGGATATGGGAGCACAAGTTTTAGGAACAAGTAATTCTGAAGGTATTTATTTGAGGGGATATACCTCTGGAGGGGCTGTAAGAGTGTTATTTGATACTACCCAATTATATGAGTTTGTATAAGGAGAGATACATTGTCTTTTTCTCAATGGAATAAACATTTGTCAGGTACAATGACTGCTCTTATAGATAATACTTCTCCTATTGTTGGAGCATATTCATTAACTTTAACATCAACTGGTGGATCTGATGTTGCATATTTAACTCCTACAAATGTTAGTGGTTTAACAAAAGGTATTGAACAAGGACGATTACGAACATTAACAAGACCACGAAGTACAATGACAAATGGGTATGGATTTGGGTTAGTGTGTATGGGAAGCGCCGATAACATAGGGACATCAAATGGTGATTTTTACCGTTTTGAATTTTTTAGTACAGGATCTTATGGCCTTGTAAGAGCAAATGGAGGGATGTTAAGTGCTGGTTCTCCTGGTACAGTATTAGCTACTGCATCGACAACTATAACTATAAATACAGTTTATGGAATGCAAATAGAATGGATTGCTGATAATACAAATTTTGGTGGTGTGTATTTGTCTATAAAAAAAGGAACAGCAACGAATTTTTCTGATTTAGCACTTTTAACACATTTAACAGATGCATCTGCTTCACAATTAATAACAAGTGCTAGTGAAGGTGTATATTTACGTGGATTTACATCAGTTTCAGAAGCAAAAGTTTCTTTTGATCAAACTGAACTTTTCTTATTAGCATAGAGAGATATAAGATA